TCTTATTTTCCCCGGCATCGGAGAGGTTGGACTGTTTGAGGCGGGAAGTTTGTCGGCACAATTATTGGCGGGGGCGGTCACGGTCGGCGGGGCCTTGGCTATCTCTGCATTGACTGCGCCACCAACGGCAGCAGCAGGCATCGATGCTGGCGGGGTCAACTCAGAGCAGGCCGAGGCCGCATCAGCGAGCGGCAACATTCTCGACCGGGGCGGATCGGTGCCTCGCGTCCTTGGCACGCGCAAGATATTCCCTCCATTCGCCTGCGAGCCGGTTGTTGAACTTGTTGACCAGGACGAAATCGTTGAAGGTCTTTATGTTCTCAATGGCCCGCACGCGCTCAACGATATCCGCATTGACGGCGCGCCAATCGATGAAGCGGAAGACGTTGAATTCGACACACGCGAGGGCTGGCCGAGCGATTCACAGCAGACATTGATTCAGCGTCAGGGCCGCACCTTAGCGCCGCAACTGGAACTCTCCGATCTGTCGCTGCAGAGCGACGGCAACTTGCTGCAGCACCAGAGCCTTCCGGAGACTGACCTTTCGGTCTTTCACAGCGTATCAACGCGACACTCTCCCGATCAGGTTTGGATGCACCTGTTGTTTCCCGGCGGTCTTTATCCCGGAAGCAATGCCTTTGCCGCCGTGCCGTTTCGTGTGCGTTTCCGCAAACGCGGAGACGTTGCATGGGTGAATTGTCCAGAACTTCATTACCAATTCAACTCGGTCAACCAGCGGCGACTTGCATTTCTTTTCAAGTGGACTGCCAGCGCCGACCCGCCTGTGCAGCCGCCTGCCAGCACCGGTTTCTATTATGCGCATCTGCACCCGCCGCTGCAGACCACAGCACCGGTGACGCCACCGGAGCGGCAGTGGGATGCCGACGCCTATTTTGATGATGGCGCTGGTGCTAATACAAACTTCAACGGCGGCGGTGCTACGCGGGTCACCAAATGTAATATGTTCGATAATCGCGTCGAGATATTTCTCGACCCGGCCACCTACCCGCAGGACGGAATTTATGAGTTTCAGATCAGGCGCGGGGTTGCCTATGCTGTGGCCTCGTTTACAAAGTCCACATATGTCTATGGCGGTCTGACGCTCGATTTCTTCTGGTATCAGGGATCGGTTGGCAGTTTTGCATCCGCGCAGAACCATTCCAACTATTCCGACCGCTGCGTTTTTACACGCATGATTTCTATATGGAATGAAGTCCCGATCACGACACCGGGCGAGTTTGCCCTTATCGCGGTCAAAGCCATCAACCGATCCATCCGTCAGTTGTCAGTGCAGGCGTCCGGTTATGTGAAGGATTGGGACGGCAGCGATTGGACGACATGGACCACCACATCCAATCCTGCGCCGCATTACGTCGACGTGCTAAGCGGCGATCTCAACCTCGACCCGCTGCCGGATGACCTGCGCGACGACGATGGACTCGTGGCGTGGCGCACGCTCTGCGATAGCAACGGCTGGACCTGCGATCTTATTGTCAATGATGTCAGGACGCAGGACCTATTGAATTCCATAGCCTCATGCGCCTATGCGCGTCCTTACCAGTCGGACCAGTATTCCGTCATTGTCGATAACGACCGGACGCTCGACGTTCCGGTGCAAGTGTTCTCGAGACGCAACAGCGGCAACCTGCGCTTTGAAAAAGCCTTCGCCAGATTGCCCGCAGGCTTTAATGTGACCTATCGCGATGAATCGCTCGACGATGACCAAGCGCAAATAACGGTCTACCCGACTGATATGACGTCGACCGACCTCACACTGCTGGAAAGCATTTCCTATGATGGCGTTATCGACGTCGACAAAGTTGAGACGCGAGCGCGGTTTGACCTCGACCAGGCGAGCCAGCGTTCGACATTTTATTATATGGATGCCGATATCGAATCCATCGTCTGCCGCAGGGGTTCATTGGTCGCTGTCGAACACGACATTCTGACAGCGCGGGCCGGTGATGGATATATCGTCAGCAAACAACTCGGCGCTGGCAGCCCTATTCAAATAACCGGAATTACGCTCGACTCGGAAATACCCATCACCAATGAACTCGATATGCATGCCGTGACGGACATGCATGCGGTTGCGGATATGCACGATGTCGGTATCACCACCGGCATCGCCATACGCCATACCGATGGCACCATCTCGACGCATGCGCTGTCCAACGTCACCGGGTCGACCGCAGTGCTGACGTTCACGACGCCGTTCACTGACGATGCAACTATTCAGGGCTACACGGATAATGACAGGAAATATGGATGCCTCGTCGTTGCTGGTGCTTTAGGTTCTGAATATCGGCGCTTGCTGGTGCAGGCGATAACGCCGGGTAAGGATTTCACCGCTCAGATGGTCTTGGTCGACGAAGCGCCTAGCCTCGTGCGATTCAGCGCCGGAAGCCCATAGGGAGACTATTAGATGGCTTTGGATCGATTGCTTCCTGTCAGCACGACGCCCGGTGCGGTGACCGGCGATTCCTACATGGACGCCGTGCAGGAAGAGGTCACCGGCCTGTGGGACCGCTCGGTCATAACGCTAACCGGCGTGTCTGGAACTAACGCCATCACAGCTACGGTAACCCCTGCGCTGACCGCTGGCCTCGTCAGCGGCATGATGTTCATTCTCATCCCTGCGGCGACTAACACCACCGCCGTTACACTCAACGGTGCGAACGTTCTTGACGCCGAAGGTAATGCGCTGACTGCCGGGGCATTGCGTATCAACAACCACTATCACCTGTGGACCAATGGCACGAACTATTACGTCCTTGGTTATACGCCAGCCGCTGTCGTTCCCTATGGGACCAAATTGATTACTGCGGTGACGCTAACCACGGCCCGCGCATCGATCGATCTGGTTAGCGGTGCGGTGCCTACAGACGGCGTCGGAACGGTCGTTCTCGATAATACTTATGACTCCTACACCATCAAAATAAACAGCGCGTTCCCGGCAACGGACGACGTCGAGGCATGGCTCCGCATTGGCACAGGCGCGGGGCCGACATATGCCACGGCAAACTATGCCTGGTATTTCCGAGGCGCGGCCAACAACGCAACGCGCGATATCGGAAGCAACTCCGATGCAAAGTTTGTGATGTCAAACTCCAACGCAACGCTCGACGTTGGCAACGCAGCCACGAATGAATTTTTTGATGCGACCATAAACTTTCACAACCCCGAGGATACCGGGCCTTTTACCATGTATGGACAGTGCGCCTACCGCGCTGCGTTGCCAGCGTTTGCGTTTGGGCAATTCGGCGGCCAATACGGTCAGGCAGGTCCTATTACGGCAGTGCGGTTCATGTTTGAGACAGGGAATATCTCGGCCGGCACACTTCAGTTGTACGGCCACGCGAAAACATAAGGGTGCAATGAAATGCCGCACGATTGGCGCGTTGCAAAGTCTCTAGTGACTCTGCTCGGTCAGGTAAACGAACTGTGTCCAAACCGGCATAAAGATTGGGATGGCACTATCGGCGATGAAAAACATCAACAAAGTAAAAGCGACCACAATCCTGATTCTCATCGCGTTGTTTGTGCAATGGATATCACGCATGATCCAGCGAATGGATTTGATAGCTATAAGTTTGCAGACTTCCTCAAATCGAAACACGACCGCCGCATTCAATATCTTATAAGCAATGGTCGAATCTGGAATCGTGACGTCCATCCGGAGATTTGGCGCACATATACCGGCGCTTCTCCACACGACCACCACGTCCATATTTCTGTCGATCATGACCCGGCCCTAGCCGACGACAATAGGACGTGGGATTTGAGCGGGTGGAAAATCGGACCAAAACCGCAAGTCGCATTTCACAGTCTCATGCCCGGCGGAATCTATAGCGACATCCCTTATGACCGTTCTGTCCCAACATCGATCCGCACGAATAATCCCGGCGCGCTAAACGCCTCCGATTGGGTTAAGGCGTACCCTGGATATGTTTCGAGCGATGAAACAAGCCCCGGTAATTTCACGGCCATCTTCCAATCACCGGAAGAGGGCGTCATGGCGTGGTGGGATTTGATGCAGCGTTACCGAACTGCTGGCGTGGTGACTGTTAGCGATATCATCAATCGCTATGGCGGCGGACAGGACTATTCAGACTATGTCGATTTCGTTTCATCCAGAACGCAATTTTCTCCGGACCACGAGGTAAAACTCGAGGGCGACGATCAGAACCTGCTGGAATTCGCCAAGGCGATGTTTCGCTACGAGGGCGGAGTCGATACGCCGCTAAGCGACGAGCAAATTATGTTGGGGTTCAGATTGGCGCGTGAGGCATGACACTCGACGACCAAGACGTCGCTGGTAGCATGGAAGAGCCGTGGATAGGCAGATACTGGCGACCAGCAATAGGCGTCATGTATATCGTAATCTGCTGTTTCGATTTTATTTTTTTCCCGATACTGACAGCCATCTATCAGGCGCTGTTAAAGTTGCCACCGGTCGGTTGGGAGCCGCTGACGCTCAAGGCAGGAGGATTGTTCCATATCTCAATAGGTGCGATTCTCACCGCGACGTCATTCGGTCGTTCGCAGGAAAAGATTCAGGCAATGAAAACAGGATTTGCCGAATCAGGTACAACAACGACGACGACTTCTTATGGACAGCCGGTACAAGCCACTCCGCCCGCTCGCTACCCACTGAAAAGAGAATCCGGAGGATAGCATGCTCGCAGCCATTCCTTTGCTCTGGCGTCTGATCGCCCTAGGTGTTCTGCTTACCGGCATTGCCGGTGGTGTAACCGCGTGGTCGGTACATCAATATAACAAGGGATATGCTGCGGCTATTTCAGCGATAGCCGCTAAGGACAGGGAGGCGGTCAATGCCGTTAACGCAGGGAAACTTAAGGTCGATGAGTGCGTTAGTCGTAATGGGGAGTGGGATACTATTAGCGGCGTGTGCAGGACCAAATAGCCTCCAGACTTTCGCAGGAGGATCCTGTCAGGCTTTTCCCCGCCCTGAGTATCAGATCAAGGGCAAGACCAAGTTCGATCAGATATGGGCCGATAGAGTGACCGAGGCAGGCGTTGCTGGATGTCACTGGCAACGGCCAAAGGCGCGTCCAGTGAGTTGGGATGCCACTGTCGTAATCAAGCCCACGCCTGTGGCCCCCGCAGTTGTTACAGTCACCAAGCCAAGTTGGTTGTCCAAACTGAAGCACATGCCGAAATAAAGACGAGACCTTGCAGAGGGAAACGGAATAATGACCAATGCAGACGGGCCGTTCGAGGTTGATCGCGGCATCGGTGGCAAAATACGAATAAACGTTGTCTCTGATGCAAACCTGATTGCTTTGATTGGATTGATTGGAACAGCGGTAGCCACCTGGAACGGCCTGACCAATAAGGTCGACATACTTTCCATCAAGGTTGAGTCGGCCACGCAGTTGGCCGCTCAACTGCGCGGGGATATGACCGCGACCATCATCGCTCGTGATGGCGCAACGCGCGAGGTCTCAGCCAAGGTGGAAAATATCGGCAACCGCCTGACCGCAGTCGAGACCGTTCTGCAGCGGATGGAACGTCAATTGGAAGTTAGAAACGGCTCTAAATAGTTTTATGTGATGTAAACGCCTAGTTTCCTGGAAATACTAGATAGTCCCGCGTTGGCTTATCTGGCCGCGCATCTGCCACCCACCCATCATTTCGCGGCTCACAGAGCGCCTCTATGCGAATGTCATCTGCTTCAAGCAGACAATGTTCGCTGTAAATGGCGTAAGCCACCGGTATGTCCTGTGGCTTGGTTTGCAGTAGTTCGATTAATTCCCTGACTGTCATTTACTACCTATTTATTTCCAAATCACGTTTGCCGCCGACCAGCACACCTATGGCATAAATCGGAAATGCTATCTCGTCTTGGTCGCATTCAAATATGCGATTTTCACCAACGGTCAGGCTTACGCCAAACAATTTATATATTCCGGGTCCGTTGAAGTAACTCTTATCGAGCCGCCACCGTTTCTTCATCGCTCATCCTCCTTTAAATAAAAAACCGGTGCCAATCTCATTTTTTAATTATGGGTCTTTAGACTGGCACCGGCTCCCCTCAACCTGCTAACGCCCTACGCCACCAACTATCTCTTTTTCCAGCCTGTCCATGCTGACCGGTGATAGTTTCGGATGCGGTTGTTGGTGCCGCTTCGGCGCGAAAGCCTCTGGACCTTGCCCACGCGCCGAGAGCGCTAAAGTCGTCTGCACGATCTGCAGGCGGGCTAGGATCACGTCCATGTCCTCGCTCGTTAATTCCCCACCACTCGTCGAAAATGTGCCGCGGATAAATATATG